CTTGACGAGCCATACTGCGAGCAAAGTCGGACCCAGCAAACTCAAGTTGAGACTCGTATTCATCGCGCTTTTCATAATAAGTTTGTAGATCTGCTGCTGTTTGAACCTCACGGATATAGTCATCAACACGTTTATTTGTGCGAAGACCCATTTGTGACATTGTTCTATATGTGTCAAATGAGAATGCACCCTTATGTGGGATTAAGAATGCAGCACCTTCTGGATGTTCTTCAAATAGACCAGTATTATCTTCTACGAACTTTCCAGATTCTTCTGCATACCCAAAGAATGCAACGCTCTTACGCTCTGATTCTGTAACAGTGTAAGGTACCGTATTTGGGAAAACCTCTACCCATTTACGCATCGCTGCGTCATAGTCACCATCATACTTCTCGCGTAGATCATTGAATGCTTGCTTCCAGTTAGCCAAGCCAGAGTCACGAATCCACTCTGCCATATCAGATTTGAGTTGTACTGACGGAGATGCTGGTGCAATAAAGCCGAATACAAAACGAGTTGCCAAAATACCAAGGGCTGTTGACCGTAGTTTTTGACGATAGTCTTCAAGTTCTCCAGGTGATGGTGGTAGTAATTCACCAGTCTCATCAAAACGTTGTGGGATACCATTGCCTGATGCCTCTAGATATGTGACAGCCTTACGGATTGCCGAGGCGTACTGAGAGTTTCTCTCGTCCTGGTCAAATGTTGATACCGCACGGTTGACGTGTGCAGGCAATAGACGTGATACAAGAGTTTCTCCTACAGCATATTCTCCAAGTGTATAGCGTGCGATAGTGTCGCCCATACCTGGTCTAAATATGTCAGATATATTCTCCAGCATAGTCATTGGTAGTGCTGCTGCTGGACCTGAGAACGTAGGTAACCAAGACTCAGTATTGATAGATGGCGTAAGCATCTTGACGGATGCGCCAAATTGCACTGGGAATGGAACCTTAAAATCTTGATCTATACCAAGAAGTTTGAGAGTTGCTTGTACAGCCTTGTATCCTGGAGCAAAGTGTGGGTAAACAAAGTACTTCTCTCCACGATCATCTTCTTGAATCCAGCCAGAGTGTGCAACCCCATCCCAAGTAAGCAATAGTTTTTGAATTGCCTCTGGGTTGTATCGAACGATACGTCCAAGACGGCGATAGAAGTCTTCTTGAGCACGGTAGAAACGTGCAAAGTTACGTAATGAGAACGACACTTGGCTACGGATAAGTGGGTTATCTACATATGCGAGTACTTGAGCAGTGGCTCTTTCTTCTACAAGGGTAGCAAGTTCTTTTCTGGCATTGACAAGAGCAGCGGCCTTAGCCTCTGGGTCAGTAATACCACGTGTAAACTCATCAAAGAATGCTTTCTCAAAGCCAGCCTTACGCATCTCTTTGCGAATCTTTACCATCTCATTAAGAGCGATTGGTTGGCGAGAAATACGTGCGTTAGATAGACCTAACCATACCCAGCCATTCTGCATTAGAGGCGCTGTGTAGTTATCTACATCCGATACTGGCACAAGTTCAGGACCTACTACAGATCTTGGAATTGCATCTTCAGGTATCTCATAGATATCTTCAAGAGTTAATTTGCCTTCAATCTTGTAGCGACCAAGAGTGTCGTCGAATACACGAATCTTGTCTAGAAGTGCAGTATTAATTTTACCAGTTGAGCGCTCAGTTACTAAAGACTTAGCGCGATCATAAACAATCTTGGCATACTCATCAAGAGACAAGTCACGACCAGCCAATAAACGAGCATCTGATACCAACTGCTTGTTGTTTTCTAGCCAACTGCGGATAGTCTTGATTGTGTTAGCAGCCTCATCAGCATCATCTGACAAGTTAGCCAAAGCGATTGCACCTAGTTCATCGTTTCCATAGAATGAGATACGCAGCGCCCAAGCAACGAGGGATGCTTCGTTTTCTTTGATAACACCAATTTCACGGAAACCGCGATCTGTTGCAGTTCTTCCATAACGAGTCTTAAGTCCACCAAGGTCTAGACGAAGTTCTGCTTGCTTAACACCAAGGGACTTTGCTAAGTCGTAGGCTCCATCGATATAGTTAGAACCTGCAGCAAAGTTGAATGCACCTTCAGAAAGTGTCGATACAACGTTATCGATATCCCCAAAAAGAACCTGTTCTTTTAGAATATCTACACCCTCATCATCAAGAAGTTTAATATTGAACTTCTTAAGGAAGTTTTGTGTGCGACCTTCACTCAAAGCCTGAGCAAGGATAACGCGGGTTTGATCTACTACGCCGCCTTTGACTCGCATCTCTTTATTGATTCGAGCAATACCAGCCTTAGCGCTTGCAATCTCTTTAGGGTCAGCGCTGGTGCGTGCAATGTTTGCGTATTCAGCAATTTTTTTCTTTTGTGCATCAATAGTTGTCTGGATTCCCTTGATTTCTCCAGAATACTTCTCAGCCTGGTTCTTGTTTACAAAGCGCATAATGATACCTAGTGGATCAGATGCGACTTTCTCAGCCTTTGTAAGACCTGGCGCTAATTGAATGGCGGTATTGAGTCGTGTTGATAGATATTTGTTCTTAGCAATACCCCAAACACTGTTACCAATAGCAAGATTGACCATCAAATCCTCTGTTGCGTTACGGATGGCATAACGTGGACCAGCAAGAGTCAAGAATGACCAATAGTTGGTCATCTTCTCAGCCCACTTTGTGTTGCCGAATCCTACGATTGTATTGGCAAGACCGCTTCTTCCAGCCAAACGGTCTAAATCAAGTAGGCTAGGAGCGGTTACAATGTCGTTCATTTCACTTGGTAGTACACCAAAGTCAACATAGTCATCGGTTCCACCGATGCTGTACTTTTCTCTGCCCTTTTGACGCAGCAAACGTGCTACATTTTGACCACCAGAGAACTTATTTACGCCACGAATCTCAACAAGAGTATTCCATAGACCATCGTAAATATCTTTTTTACGACCAAGGTCATCGGTTGCCCTGAATGTCTCAGATATTAAGCGTGATTCACGGGTAGGTAGAGCAATGGCTGCTAATTGATAAATCTTATCTGCAGCATCTGGATCACGTAGGTTGAATTCATCGTTCTTAAACAATGGGATACGTGTAAACTTGCGTTTTGCATTGTCATAACGGCGAGCAATATCAGCGCTTGAGAAACGGAATCGCTCTACACCTTTAACCTTGAGGCCTTGTGCAGCCTCTACAAGTTTGGTTCTATCTTCGACAAGGGCTTTATAGATTCCATCATCTGTCTCTGGATAGCCAAACATATTATCCATCAACTTAGGTCCAACTACGTCAATGTTGAATACCTTGTTTGCTGTGGTGAGAGTATTCAATCTTGCTTTACGTAGTGGGTCTAGCCTTGGCATAACAATACGCTTGCGGGCAGTACCAGCAGACATAACCTTGAAAGCATCTTCTGAGTTATAGAAGAAAGCCTTGGCAGTATCGATATCTGAAATGTTATTCTTATTAAAAAGGTTGATAACAGCAGGACCAAATTCTGGTGCTATACGCTGCGCTTCAAGACGCGCCTTGGCAGCAGCCTCACGATTTCCACTGTCTGTAGCCTTGCGAAGTTTGTCGAGTTCTTGACCATACTTGTTCCAAAACTGTACGGTTGAATCTTTAGCAAAGTATTGAGCAGCAGTTTCTCCGCCTTCTTTTGCTGAAGCAACGATTACTTCGTATGCGTACTTATTGACATCATACAAACGCTTTGCTTTTCCTGCAAGCAAGAATGGATCTACAACTAAACGATAGGCAGCATCTAATGAGCCAGATGTAACCTTGTATAAGAAACCATTCTTGTACAGGTCGCCAGGTGTAATAGCATCTACAATGTTTGCTACAAATCTACCTGGAGAATACTGTGCTGCGTTTACAGCAGAAAGTGCGTCTTCAAATAAATCTCTATCTGCTTTGATTTTTTTGTCTTTGATACCATTGATATCTTTGACAGTATTGTCAGCAATTTTGAGCCAGTACTGCTCTTCTGGAGTGGCAGTAACCATAATATCAGTTACTTTTTCTCCGCTTTGTAAACGCTTTGCTAACCCAACGACAACATTGCCATATTTTTGTGTGGCTTTTTGTAGTCGTCTTTCATTAAAGACTTTTTGACCGTCTTTGCTGGAACGATCCCAAGCATCTGAAAGATTCAATCCTTCTTCAACCGAAACAATTCCAGTGCGTGCTACACGGGTAGCAAAGTCAGAACCAGCCTGTAAAATGTCTAAAGCCTTACCGCCTGTGTAATGCCAGGCAGTACCAAGCCAGCCACGAGGTGGCTTTTCTTCTGGAGATTCTGTACCAAATTTATTCTGCATATCTTGACGTTCTGATGCAGTAAATTTATTTTGGTACACGTCTTCAGCAACGCCTGCGGGTAAGTTCAAAAGAGTCTTGTGAGCATCAAGCGCTTTAGATAGTTTCTCTATTTGCTTCTTTTGCTCTGGTGTAAGACCTGCTGCTGATGCTGCGGTATTCAGATCAGCCATTAGTTACCTCTTGCTAAAGCCTCTTGGTACAGAATTGCAATATCTCCTGTATCATCAAAAGGTAGCAACTTTGCTAAAGTGTCAGAAAGTTTCTCTGCAGTTCTTGCTGTACCTAAAACTTCTGGTCCTGCTCCTGGGCCAAGAGCAATACCAGTTGTTACTGGTTCTTCTGGGCGTTGCGATGGAGCATACAAAGGAGTAATAGGTGTTTGATCTACTGCTTGACGTATTTCGGTATTAGTAGCGCCACGTACATCTGCAGTTCTTGCAAGTGGAGCGCCTGCTTTGTTAGCGGCATTCTCTACACCTGAACCATATTCGGTTGACTGAAATGATAATCCATCGGTTCTCTTGGAGAACTTGCCAGGACCTGATACGCCTGCCATTGGCCCTCTAGCCATTATTGTCCTCCATCTTCTCTAAATCTGATGTGAATTGTTCCCACACTCTGGAAACTTTTGTTTTTCTATTTGCGTTATACACTGCTAAATCTAAAATCTCTGATGCGAGCATATCTATGGCTCGGATGATATTTACTGCGAATCCTGATAGAACTACTAAGAAATCAGCGAGAGTAATAGAACGCGGTACATAATCTTTGTCATCATCCACGTTCTATTCTCCCAACGTAACACTAAGCCTTCTTGCCCTTACGAGCCTTTCCTGCATAGCCAAATTCGACTTTGCCACCTGGCTTCTTCATATCCTTCTTGCCTTCTGTTGGCTTTGCCATTGGAGCCTTTGCACGACCACCTTTTTTCATTTTACACCTCCCTTACCCTGCAATAGATGCGAGTAGAGTCGCTATATCTGGACGAGAGCCAGCAGCAGGGGCCGCACCCATTTGTTCTGGAGTTGGCTGCGAGGCAGGAACGGGGGCCATACCTGCTGCTGGAACTTCTTCGCCCATCATTGGCACTTCTGGTTGTGGTTCTGGGGCGAATACTTCATCGACAATGGTCTCTAGTTGCTTACCCTTTTGACGACCTTTGATAACTTCCGCGATTCGGGAAACAATCTGAGAAGGATCTTGGCCTTGTGCAGCAAGCGCTGGAATTGCTTGGGCATACTGAGCCATAGCAACACGCAAAGAATCACGCATTTCTTCAATGTCAACACGTTGTTCTTCTTGAGTAACATTTAACTCCATTGGAATTTCACGACGTACATAGTCGCGGCTTACAAGTTTGTCAGAACGCATCTGTAGCAGAGCAATAATTGCGTTGTTTGGATTCATACCAGACATAATGCCGTAACGGACATCTACGCCGTATTCACCAGCAATCTGCCTTGATGGTACATACTTCATATTGAACGGAGTACCGTCATCTACGCCCTTGATTTCCTTGGTCATATTGCCAAAGATTTTCTCGTCTACCTCAAAGCAGAGAGATACAAGTTCAGTAAAGAGGCGTGCAAACTGTGCTTGTGCTGCACGAACCTGTGTATCAAAGCCAGCCTGCAGTGCTTGAACTCCGCGACCTGTGATGATAGAAGCATCGATATTACCGCTGCGTACTTCTGGGTAGCGAGATCCTAGACGTAGTTCTCGCTCTAGAACGCTAGATTCTGTAAAGACTCCAGCAGGTAGTTCTAGTGGAACACGACGGATTGCTTGTGGATTAGCAGAGCGCATAATGGAATCAGGACCGAGTGCAAGTTCTTGCACATCTTGCGGAATAGCAATAGGAGCCTGAATAGATTTCTCTGCTGCTTGAATCTGCAATACTGCAAAGCGAGCACGTGCAAGTTGTACTGCTAATACATCATCGAACTGACCGCGTGCTTCGCCATCGAGAGATGAGCGAACAGCAACACGAGCCATACACTTACCTACAGCATTAGGTAGGTTAGAGAGAATAAGGTTGTTGCGATCAGGTACATAAATCAAATCTTGGTCTTTGTCGTGATAACGAATCATCGTAATGTATGGAGAGCCAGTTGCGTATTGGCTTTTTGCAACAATCTGATCGTAGAACTCTGGATATTGCATTGCTAGAGATTCTGCATCAGTTTGAATCACTTGTGTGATAGAGATGCAACGACCAAAGC